GAATTTGATTTACCAAAGGGTGAACAAAGATTTGAATACTATGGCTAAAAATATCAATCCTGAAGACAGAAGGTTAAAGCAAAAATTAACTTCAAAACAAATGTTATTTGTTACTAACTATGTTCAAGGGACGCTGACCGGTAAAATTTCGGCAAGCGAGGCGGCCCGCAAGGCAGGATATTCTGAAAATCGCGCGAGACAAACCGCATACGAATTATTAAACCCTAAAATAAATCCTTACATCGTGGAAGCCGTTAATGAAATGAAACAAGACTTATATGAGACATCAGGAGTGTCGATGGCTTCCCACCTCACAGCGTTGAAAGAAATGCGGGACGAGGCCCGCGGAGATAAACATTACTCAGCAGCCATCAACGCGGAAGTCGCAAGGGGACGAGTAGCAGGATTTTATGATTTGAAAAATAAAGCGGAAGAATCTATGGATCAAATGTCAAAAGAAGAATTAGTCGAAATATTAGAAAAATATGATCAGCAAGGTATAACCCATGATCGTGGCCTAATTGATAATGAGGACCACAAAAAACTAACAAGTGAGTGATTGTAAATAATACGATAAAAGGTATAAATATAAAATGGCAGATAATATTGGCAAAGCTATAGAACCTAATGGTAAGCCTGATCTTGAAATTTTAAAATCTGAAACAGAAGTAGAAATTGACGGACAGCGAGTCCCGGCTCCCGAAGGATTACAAATAGAGATAGATGAGGAAGGCGGTGCAACCGTAGACTTTGATCCTCAAAACATGCCAGATGAAATAGAGTTTTATTCTAACCTTTCTGAAGTTATAGATGAAGAAGATCTAGATCAGTTGTCTAGTGAACTCATGAATGATTTTGAAAATGACAAAGCGTCAAGAAAAGATTGGGAAGAGTCTTATGTGAAAGGTTTAGGTTTGTTAGGTCTTAACTATGAAAGTAGAACAAGACCATTTCAAGGAGCAAGTGGAGCCACACATCCTTTATTAGCAGAAAGTGCTACACAGTTTCAAGCCACTGCATTCAAAGAATTATTACCAGCAGGAGGACCCGTCAGAACTATAATTATGGGCGAGGAGACTCCTGAAAAATATTCTAGAGCAGATAGAGTACAAGAGTTTATGAATTATCAGATCATGTCAAAAATGGAGGACTATACTCCTGAGTATGATCAAATGTTATTTTACTTACCCCTGGCTGGGTCAACATTTAAAAAAGTTTACTATGACGAACTAATGGAAAGAGCGGTTTCGAAGTTTATACCTGCAGAAGACTTAGTTGTTAATTATATGGCAACGGACTTGGATAGTTGCGAGAGAATATGTCAAGTCATAAACATGAGCTATAATGATTTCAGAAAAAAACAAGTTTCTGGTTTTTATAGAGACGTAGATATTTTGCCATCAGAGTATGAGCAAGATGATGTTAAAAAGAAGTATGATGAAATAGACGGTATGAAGCCTAGTTATTCTGATAAGGTTGTTAAACTTTATGAGTTTCATACATCCTTAGATCTTAAAAATTTTGAAGATGAAAATGGAATTAAGATTCCTTACATAGTTACAATTGAAGATGGTTCAAACAAAGTTGTAGGTATTAGAAGAAACTTTGAAAAAGGTGACGACAAAAAAATGAAGAAACAATATTTTGTTCATTATAAGTTTTTACCTGGACTAGGCTTTTATGGGTTTGGTTTAATTCATATGATCGGTGGATTATCTAGAACAGCAACTGATCTATTAAGACAATTAATTGATGCAGGAACTTTATCTAATTTACCTGCGGGATTTAAATCAAGAGGCATCAGAATTAGAGACGATGCTGCTCCATTACAACCAGGAGAGTTTAGAGACATAGATGCTCCAAATGGAGATCTTAGAAATGCTCTCATACCTTTACCTTATAAAGAGCCTTCTCAAACATTATACAGTTTACTTGGTTTCGTTGTTCAGTCTGGACAAAGGTTTGCATCGATAGCCGACATGCAAGTAGGAGATGGTAATCAGAATGCACCAGTAGGCACGACTATTGCTTTATTGGAACGTGGATCGAAGATCATGTCAGCTATACATAAGCGTTGTTATTATTCTCAGAAAAAAGAATTTAAACTTTTGTACGAAGTGTTTGGAAATTATTTACCAGACACATATCCTTATTCTGTTGAGGGAGCAGACAGAACTATAAAATCACAAGACTTTGATGATAGCTTAGACGTATTGCCAGTTGCTGATCCAAACATTTTTTCAACAGCTCAAAGAGTTACTTTAGCTCAAACAGAATTACAATTAGCTCAAAGTGCCCCTGACTTACACAATATGAAAGAGGCATATCGAAGAATGTATGAAGCGTTGGGAATAAAAGACTTAGATCAAATACTTAGAAAAGATACACCAGTAATGCCAAAGGACCCTGCAATGGAGCACTCAGATTTATTAGACGGTAATCTAATGAAAGCATATGAGGGACAAGATCATGACGCTCATATTCAAAATCATTTAATATTTGGAACCAATCAAATGATATTAGCTAACCCTCCAATGGCGATGAAGTTACAAAAACATATTTTGGAGCATGTGTCATTGAAAGCCATGGAGCAAGCAGCGTTTTTAATTATGCAAGGTCAATTATCAGAAGAACAAAAAGACCAGGCAGTTGCTAAACTAGAGGTTCAATTTATGACTGAGATTAAACAGCTTTCAAATCAATTAAGCGGGGGAGGTAAACCTGATCCGGCAATACAATTAAAACAACAAGAGTTACAGCAAGATGCAATGAAGGATCAAATGGACTCTCAAAGAGACCAGGCTAGAATACAATTAGATGCAGAAAAGTTGAGACAGAAAACTGCAATTGATCAGGCTAGGATAAAAAAAGATTATGACATCGCAGATAAAAGAGCAGAGGTTCAGTATGATAAAATGACCACTGGCACTTTAAATCAGAGAAGAAAAGATGCCACTAAATAAAAAGGGCAAAAAAATAAAAGCAGCGATGGAGAAGCAATATGGCAAGAAAAAAGGTCAAACAGTCTTTTATGCTTCTGCTAATAAAGGCACAATCAAAGGTGTTAAAAAGAAAACTAGAAAAACAAAAAAATAAAACCTATATTGTAGATATGGATAAAGAAACACAAAAACGTGTTGAAAAAATAATTAGTGAAACTAGAGCGTATGTTCAAGGTCAGATTGATGGCGGCGCTAATTTAATTGAAGTAGCACAAGTAATGTTAGCTATGAGTAGAGAAGCAATTGTTGACGCTTATGGAGAAGCATTAGCTGACTCCTATATTCATACTCAAATTTCAAGGTTGCAAAATGACGAAAAAGAACCTACTATCCACTAATGGTTAAAAGATTGACAAAAACTGTCCCACCAAAAAAAGGTCCTGCATCCCAGGGCTTATCTATTCCACCGGGAAAAATTATGCCTGTAGGCAAAGTACCCGAGGATAAAAAAACCAAACGAGGTTATGGAATAGCATCTAAGGGTCTTAAATTTGAAGGAGTATTTTAATGGGTGTACCAAAAGAAATACTATCTAAAGTGAAAAGCTTTACTTCTAATGTGAAGAAACGTGATGTGATCATAGCTGTCGTTTTCTTAGCGTTAGGAGTTTATATTGGTTCTTAGTAAAATATTAGGTGGTGGCTCTCTAGTAGAAACTGTCGGGAAAGTAATCGACAGCGTTCACACCTCAGAAGAAGAGAAGTTAGCTGCAAAAACAAAATTAAAAGAAATAGAAGCTGAACTAAGCAAAAAGCAAATGGACATTAACTTGGCTGATGCCAAGTCGCAAGCTACGGGTATAGGCGGTATAATGCAGCGGTCGTGGAGGCCCCTCATCGGGATGTCCTGTGCGTTAGCGATAGCGTGGGAATTTGTAATAAAACAATTTTTAGTTTTTGTATTAGCAGCTTTTAGTATTCAACATAACCCGCTCCCGGAGCTTGACATGTCGACTTTATTCCCGCTCGTCACGGCTTTGCTCGGAATGGCCGGGCTCCGCAGTTTCGAAAAATCTAAGAATATCACAAAATAGTGGAACATTTCGATTATAAAGTAAAACAATTGATCTCTAAGAAGATAGATGAAAAGAAGGATGATCTTCTAAGCAGACAAGTGGATTCTTTTGATCAATATCAATATGAGTTAGGCAAGTTACATGCATTAGAAGGTTTGTTCTTAGATTATCAAGATTTATTAAAAGAGGTAAATAAAGATGGCTAAATTAATTGTTCCTAGTTATTTGAAAGGAAAAACAGAAAGTAAGAAAGAAGAAAATAAATCACCTGCTTTGGACAGAGTTCCAAAAGCTACAGGTTGGAGAATAGTTGTTCTTCCCCATAAAGGAATTGAGAAAACAAAAGGTGGATTATTGTTAACAGATAAAGCAATAGAGGAACAACAATTGACTACTAACGTTGGTTTAATTTTAAACATGGGACCAGATGCTTATGCTGATAAAAATAAATTTCCTAATGGACCTTGGTGTAAAGAGGGTGATTGGGTAGTTTTTGCCAGGTACGCA